GAACCAAGTAAAGCACCTTGAGGAATGTTACCTAATAATCCACCGTTTGTTTGATTCATTGGTGTATTTAATAATCCTTGTAATTGTTCGTATCTTCTTCTTAATCTGTCTATCATTATATTAATCCTAATCTCCTTAAATAATCTATATTATATGGGTTGGTTGTTAAATTACTAGCCATTAAACCGCCATAGGGATCAGCAGAATAGCCAAATTGCTGATTTGTAGGTATTATACCCAATATACTATTAACACTATTTTTAGCATTATTGTAGCTTATTTGCAAATCAGAACTTAATGGTGAACCTTGAGTCATAAGCATATTATCAAAATATTTATTTACCATAGAATCTTGAGGAGTTGTGTTTGATATTATATTAGGCAACTCAACTTGTGCTTGGTTATATAAATCATTAATTTCAGTTTCTGATAAATTTTGATTTACTGATCCATCACTATTAAATATTCTACCTATCCAACCACCTTTATCTATAGGTTGTCCACTACCCATGCCATCAGCAGTATAACCACCATAATTACCTGTACCATAATCAGTTGTAGCATTTTCTTTTATAGTTCTACCAGCTGCAACTAAAAATCTTAATGTTGGTGAAAATTTTAACGCTGGATCAGTAACTACAGCATCTTTCCAATGTTCACCTAGAGTTAAATTTGTTGTTCCTTTATTACCTTTATAAAAAGAATAATTTTTACCTTCTGTATTATTTAATCTATTCATTTCTGCTTGGTAAGCATCTTGTTCTTCTTTAGTATAATCACTCCAATCAGATTTATCTAATCCAAGTTCTTTTAATTCTTGATTAGTTTTACCAATGGCTTTTTGTGTAGCTTTGAAATGGTCAGGATCAGGTGCTAAATATTCATCTTCAGCATCTACTCCTCCTAAATCAATTCCAGCTTCATCATAAGTTGATACAGGTGTAGATGTTGTTGGTGGATTTAATATTGATGGAGGTGCAGATGGGGGTGAATAACTTTGACCACCTCCTCCTCCTCCACCACCACCACCGCCAGAAAATGCAGAACCTCCAGATGTAGTTGTTCCTGGAGAAGTACCTGGTTGACCTAATGGTGGATAAGCAAAGATACCAGATGGTGTAGGAGTTTTAACTCCACCAGCATCTACTAGCATATCTCTTTCTTGTGGAGTTATATAGGCAAGTAAATGATTTTCAGGTGCTGCATCATTTAGTAATCCTGCGTATTTTTTAAGATTATTCATTAAGAATTAAATCCTTTTTATAAAATTATAGAAATGATAACTAAAATATATAAAGCAATAATATGTTTGGTAGGTTTTGCTTTTACTTTAGTTTCAAGATCGTAATAAATTTTTCTTAATTTATCCATTATAATAGTCCTCCTAATAATCCTAAACCACCACCAAGTAATGCACCTGCACCACCTCCAAATTGTCCACCCACTAAAGCACCTCCTAGTGCAGTTGAAAATGGATTAGCTTGTACTTGTTGTGATCCTATTGTTGTAGGTAGTCCAGTAGCAATTGGTGATACGAAACCTGCGTATTGTTGTAATGCTTGAGCTGGAGCTAATTGTCTTTGTCTTTGAATATTTTCTAATTGAGATCCTGTTTGAACTAAACTAGGTGCTTGAGATGCAATACCTAATTGTCTGCCTCTTTCAGTTTCATACTGACCAAAGGCTAAAGGTAAAGCAGCTTGTGCTACTTGTGAAACTATTTGTTGTTGTGACATTGGAGAACCTGGTGTTCTTCCTGCTGCACTAAATTGTGATTGAACTCCTGTTGAAATATCACCTGCTGTTTTTTGTAATAAAGGGGATAAAAAAGGATTTAAATATTTACCAGATAAAGTGTCTGCTAATTGTTTTTGAGCAGCTGTGCCTAACGCTTCTTGTTGAGCAAGACCTGTTAATGTTTGTTGAGTGGGTGCTACATATCCTGCTGCACCTACACCTTGATTATATAACTGACCAGATTCAGATAAAATCTGAGCTAATGCTGGTTCTGCTGGTGCATAAGGTGTTACTTGTGTTGTTGTGCTTCCTCCTGAAGATCCTCCGCCAAAACTCATATTTTATTCTCCTGTTTAATTTTTTTTTCTAAGACTACATGGGTTCGTTTGTAATCAAATAAATTTAAAACTCTTTGCCATCCTGGTCTAGCAATCAGTTCCATCATATCGCAACCTTCTTCTTTAGCAAAATTTTCTACTTCACTAATTAAGTGTTGCCACTTATGTCTTTGTCTGCCAGTCATAATATAGATATGACAAACTTTACCAAATTTTCTTTTTATCAATTCAGTAACTACGACACCAAAATACTTTTGCTCAGTCTTTTTTTGTTCTTTATCCCATAGTACCCAAATTTGGAATTTTCCTTCTTTAGCAAGGTCAAAAACAAAATCTGAATCGGTAAGTTGACTTGAGTATGCAAGAGCTGATTTAATATCCTTTTCAATCATACTCCAAACTTTATCAAGTTCTTGAATTGGTATTCGTACTAAATTCATAAATATATTATATTATTGATAAAAACAACAATATAATTATGCACTCTTTTCGTCAAATATTTCTAATATAGACATAGTACCACTAAAGGCATTAGCATTAGCACCTTCTAATCTATATATATCACCAGATTCTAAAACAAATAATCCTTCAGATATATCTTGTGCTGCTTTAGAAGATAGTGTGTGTTCGTCTATTTGATATTCTGTACTTGCTGAACTATCATAAAGATAAGCTGATATACTGCTTGTAGATCCACCATAATTAACAGCATGAACATTTTTAACTAAAGCTGTTCTATTTGCAGGACAAGTATATACATCTGTTTTAGAAGTTGTTGTTAAGTTAAACTGTGTATTTTTATATATGTTCGCCATTATCTAGCAGTTGCTGTAATTACAGTATTATGGTTTAGCAGGGAATGTAACAGAATTAACATCTTCAACAGTTGTTAAGCCATTTGTAATATCTCTTAATGCTTGTCTATAAGTTTCCCATGCAGTTTTATCTGCAATAGGAGAATCACTTATCATAACCCAATCAGATGAAGCTATTAGTGAATTTCTTCTTTGTCTTAAATCTGCCATAGCTCTATCAAAAGCACCATTATTCCATGCTTGTTCTTCAGCATCTCTTTGTGCTTCTTCTTCTGCTGTAAAGGGTACTTGAACCCCATTTATTAAGTGATGTCTTGTCATGTCTTTTTATACTCCTTTGTTAAAATTTATGCAATACCATAAAGGCAAATATCTCCAGCATCAATATTTCCTGATGTCATAGCAAACTGAATTGCATTAATACTGCTGGTAGTATTAATATAACCAGCTTTAAAAGCATTATCTGCATAATCAAATGGGTGGCTAGAATGATTCCTTGCAAGAAAATGTTTCACAAAAGTTGTAGAACTAGGATTAAATAAGTGCATATAACCACTTCCAGATTGGTCATTATCTGTTCCGTAAGACTCTCCAATTCTTATTAAACCTGTTGATTGTGCATGGTCTTCACTTGTTCTATATCCTAAAAAAGGATCATCACTTTCTCCTTGTTCTGCCATAAATGCAGTTGTTGTGGTTGCTATTCCATAAGAAGAACCACCATTTGAACTTGCTTTAAAACCTAATGATGAATTAGCAGAAGCATGAATATTATTAAATGTAAATAAGTATTCCTTGTATGTACTATCAATCCCAGATGTAAAATTAACAGTAGAAGAAGAACTAGCAGTTTGTTTTGATAAAAATACTAGACTTCCACCAAAGCCTGCTCCCATTGAACCATTGTCAAATACTGTTGAACCATTACTAATTAATCCCATTATCCTACTCCATACATTTTAATAATGCCATCATCTATGTTTCCTGATGAACACTTAAACTGAATACCATCAATTGCTGATGTAGTATTACAATATCCAGCAGAAAAATGTCTTACTGAATAATTATCTTCGTTATAGTTATTTAAATCAGCAATAAAATGTTTTACAAAAGTAGTTGAACTAGGATTGTATAAATACAATGCTCCAGATAAATTTTGGTCATTATCATTACCCATATTATTTGCTAAAATATGAACTCCTGTTCCTTGTGCAACATCAAAAGCACCAACATATCCTAGAGTTGTATCTGTATCCGCTTCATTATGATATGCTCTAAAAGCAGTTGTTGTTTTAACAGCATCAAAAGATGCACCACCATCTCTAAAATTTAATTGAAAATCTACTATGTTATTTTGTGAGTGAATATTTATAAACTTAAACACATAGCTGTCATAAGTAGAATCTATGCCAGATGTAAATTCTAATGTAGCTGAACTAGATGCAGTTTGAGTTGAAAGTAATGTTAGCTTTCCACTTGGTACTGCACTATCTAAAGCACCATTGTCTATTAATGTTGTTCCATTTGATACTACTGCCATTATGAATCCTTTATTCCATATAGTTTTATTGTTCCAGCGTCTATGTTTCCATTTGTCATTTTAAATTGCACTCTTGTCAAAGCTGTTGTTGTATTTACATAACCAGATACATATGCATTCATTGTATAATCTCCATGATGAGAATAAGTTACATTAGAAAGAAAATGTTTTACAAAAGTAGTTGATGATGGATTAAATAAATACATTTGTCCAGACAGCGATTGATCATTGTCTGCACCTTGACCTTCGGCTAATTTTTGAAACGATGTGCCTTGTGCTTGATCTCCACTTGTTCTATATCCTAATTCTGCACCACCACCACCTTCTTGATGTTGTGATCTAAAATAAGTTGATGTTATTGTTTGATTATAGTTTGTATTTGTTCCTGTATCTACTTGAAACCTTAATTCAGCATCAGAAACACTACTATCAGTTGCTGGGTGGCAGTTAATAAATTCAAAGCGATATATTGGATATGTGCTATCTATTCCACTTGTAAAACTTATGTTAGCTGAACTTGATGCTGTTTGTTCGGATAATAAAACCATTGAACCTAAATTAACATTAAATGCACCAGCATCTAAAATTGTAGTGCCATTGGAGATAAAAGCCATGTTTAAATCTCCTCTAGTTTGAACTTATATTTCTTGCCTGATTTGTTATTAACTATGAATAAATCTTCAGCACCCTCTTGAATAGTCCAATTACCTTTAGTGCCATCTACAGAGTTACCCTCTGATTTTGCTTCGTTAGATAAATGTAAGTCTCCTGTGTATATGTTTCTCCAAACAAAAGATGCAGTTCCTAAATCGTAAGTATCTGTTGTGTCAGGAACTATGTTTGAATCTACTGCTGTTAAATCTACAGCAACATCTCCAAAAGATAAATTTCCAGCACCATCAGTTTTTAATGCCTGACCATTAGTTCCATCTGCTGTTGGGTGTGATAAACCATCTAAAATAACTTTTCCTGTTCCATCAGGAGTGATTGAGATATTTCCATTTGAAACTGATACGATTGAATTACCATTAACATCTAAGTTGCCACCTAATTGTGGAGTAGTATCATTTAATAAATCAGTATCAATACTTGAAAGTTCAGAAGATTTAGCAAGAGGAAAACCACCTGCTGTACTACCATCATGTACAACTAAAGTATCTTTATCAGTATCTACAGTTACTTCTCTTAAAGCACCTGTAAAAGTTGAGTGTTGTGCTGTAGTTCCACCTCTAAGCTGAAGTCGTTTTGCCATTTTATATTATACTCCTAATTTATAAATTGTTATACATATTTTCATATTAAATACTACCAAAATCTAATTGAAGATTTGTGCCATCTATAGTTCCTATATTATTTAGATTATTATTTTGACCATCTAAAGCACCACCTAATTGTGGGGTAGTATCTTCTACAACATTTCCAATCGTTCCATTAATTGTTGTTGCTGTTATTGTTCCTGTAATATTTATATTACCTGTTCCAGTTATATCATTTGAATTTACATCTAAATTACCACCCAACTGAGGTGAGGCATCATCAGAAACATTTGCTATTCCTGGTGCAATAGATGTCCAGGAAGTTCCATTGTAATATTTAAGAGCATTAGCTGTAGTATTATATGCCAAATCTCCTTCATCTAAACTTGTTGTAGGATCTGATGATTCAACTCTATATCTTTCAGCAAATGAATTTACACCAGTAATATTATTACCTACTAAATTAACATTAGTAATAGAGCCACCTACTAAACCAATATTAGTATCTGCTGCTGCAACAGTTGATATATTGTTAGTTGGTGAAATTTGTCCAGCAACAGTATTAACATTAGTAATGTCATCAGCTACTGTATCAATTTTTGATGTACCTGATGTGTTAGTTACTGCATCTGTAATTGAACCATTATCTATAATGTGAGTGAAATTATTACTTAAATCTTCTCCCACAAGAGTTATGTTACTTATGTTAGTTGTGATTGTATCTATATCATCAGCTACAGTTGTAATATTAGCATCATTCGCAGCAACAATTGTAATATCACTTGAGATAGAAGCTACAGTCGTAACTTCAGTTGCTTTTGGTGTTAATCTATGAAAAGTATAAGTGTTTAAAGTTGTAGTTGTTTCAACTAATACACCAAATCCAGCAGTTAAAACTGTAGAACCGCATCCTGTAATAGTTACAGTTGATCCACCAACAGTTCCACCAGAAATAGTAACTGTTCCTCCAGTTGGAGTTCTTGTAGTTCCCATTTCTTTAATTGAAACAATTGTACCTGCACCATCATTTACATCTGGATTGGTATTTGGAAAACTTGTTTCACTTGCTATTGGAAAAAAACCTCCAACATCATCCACTAAATCAATAACTCTAGCATCAATAGCAGCAGTCGTTGCAATAAAGGCATCTGATCCAGACCAAGTATCACCTGAGTCTATAGTTTCAGAACTATCTTGTCTAAAATATCTTCCATCAGCAGCTGATGTAGTAAAGAATGTAACATCATCTGGAGTATGACTTGATTGTTCAGAATTAGTTACAATAACTGCATCCGCTATTTTATCAGCAGTTACAGCATCACTAGCTATTTTAGCTGTAGTAATATTGCTATCAGTTATTTTTGCAGTAGTAACTGCATTAGAATTTAATTTTGCTGTAGTAATTTGAGAATCAGCAATATGTGCAGTATCAATACTGCCATCTACATAATGTTCACTATCAATACTATCATCAGCTATTTTAGTTCCATCAACTGCATCAGCAGCAATTTTAGCTGTTGTTACATTCGCATCTGTAATCTTAACTGTAGTTACCGCATCACTTGCAAGTTTATCTGTAGTTACATTTGAGTCTGCAATTTTTGCAGTAGTTACATTACTATCTGTAATTTTAGCAGTTGTAATTTGTGAGTCTGCAATATGAGCTGTGTCTATTGAACCATCTACATAATGTTCTGAGTCTATACTGTCATCTGCAATTTTAGAACCATTAACTGAGTCTGCACCAAGTTTAGCATTAGTTACAGCAGCATCATTTATCTTTGCAGTAGTAACAGCACTATCGGCAATTTTGATTGTAGTAACAGAACCATCTGCTAAAGTTGCAGTAGCAATTACACCTGTTGGTAAAGAATTATTTGTTTTTGATAAGCCACCAATATAAACATTATCTATTGTTTCATTTGATAATGAACCACTATCCCAAGTTACATTTACTGTAGTGTTTGTTGAAAACGATGATGAACTAATTGTTCCATAAATAGTTCCAGGTGTACTAGCTGTTAATTTAATTCTTCTGCCTTCATGGTAAATAGCAGAAACATCTACACCAGCTATTGTAAAAGAAGTAGCTGATGCGTAAGCAGCAGTATAAGCACCATCACCATCCCCATATTCTACCCATTGAGAATCATTAAACCATGATCTAGTATTAACCATTAATGCTCTAATTGCATTATTAAGTTGAGAAGGAAGCATTCCCTCTGCAACTGAAATACCATTTAATGATGTGTTATTTAAATTTGTTGTTGAGTAATCTTTTATTCCTGCCACTTTAATCTCCTATAAACCAAGCATACGCTTTATTGTTCTCTTGGTTCTTTTCATTTACTAATGTGTTAATAGCTTCTTCAATTTGTCTTTGGAAGAACTCTTGAGTTTCAAAACTGTATCTAACATTATCTATATCACTTTTATCTGTCATCGCAACCCTCCTCTTGAGGCAACTAAATCAATTCCTTGAGCATCTTTCCAAACCCCACCACTAGGTATTTTTACATTAATTTTAACATATCTACCAGATTGTCTTACTGGATTTATTCCTGTAGAGTTCATACTAACTGAACTAGACTCATTAGCTGCATCTGCTAATCTATCTCTAGTTTTAATAGTAACTGTAGCTGTTGCATCTACTATTGGTCTAATTCCTGTTATATTCGATCTTAGTCCAGGAAACAACTCTATTTCTGAAGTTTCTATTTCACCTTCATTTGCAGTACCTGAAAAAATAGCCGCTTTATAATTATTATCTATAGCACCTAATAATAATTGACCACCATTCCAAAAGTCAGTATCTAATGCAATATTAATCTGGTCTAAGTTTCCAGATATAATATCCATTAATTCTACAGTATAAGCACCAACGAATTGTGAAAATATTGTACTAGCATTAGCTTCAGCAGTTGACCATTTTTGAGTAGCATAATTATAAATTAAAACTTTATCGCAAATACCAGTTGTATTAGAAGTGTTACCAGCAGAAGGATATAACCATAAAGCTAGTTGATTAAATGGATCAACAGCAGCACATATTCTATCGCTAAATGCTTTGTTTAAATCTGTATCAAAAAATCTATTTACTTTTTCTGCACCTATTGAGATAACTTGATCTCCATTAATTTCAAAAAAACCATCATCAGCATAAAAGAATACTCTACGATTATCTTGACAAACTGTTCTTCCATTTACTGCACCTCTATTAGGTGAAATAACTGAAAGTCTAAATACTGTTGCACCACCCACATAGTCCATACGAACTATTTGGTTTTGTCTGAAAATATATGAAATCTCTCCAG